TGGGAACGTTTCTGTCTGACAGAGGCTGGTTCTGCAATGCGCGAACGGTACTTTGAGATGCTTGCAGCCGTCAAGGAGTATGAGGAGTTGGTAACAAAACAAAAAGAACGTGAAGCTGCCGTTTAGTTCCCGTTGAGCAGACTAGACTTTAGAGACGTGCCAGCATTGTGGTGCGTCTTTTTTCTTATGGAAACCAACACTACTAAACCAATGGAAACAATTAAAAACTGGCAAGAATGGTATAACAAACATCGTGTAGATGTGATTAATGAGCCCGGAGAAACCAAAAAATCACGTGAATCTTTGCATGACACCAGTAACGCAGTAGATACAATGCCTGACTGGCGTGGTTACTACAAAGAACTCATTAAGAATCCAACAGAAACTTCTGTGTTTAAAGAAAAAGCCACTGCTTATTTCTTTGACACGCTTGCTGAGTTTGCAAATGAATTAACAGCTGCTGAAATCTTTGATTGTTTTCTTGCTGCTGCACGTGAACAACTAAACCACATTGAAAAAGAACGTATGCGTGCATTAGAACTTTTCAAGCTTATTGAAGGAAAAAATAATGAGAACTAAAGAATATTATCCGGAATGGATATGTGATCAGTGTGGTATTACTTATGGAATTTGGTATAAAGGCCAGGCTTATATTGGCCCTCCAGGATGGAGGGCCACATACCATATGGGTAAGTGCCAGGTGTGTGAAACAGAGAATGTACCTGTAACTGAGCCACGTGATTATGGTGGGCTAAGCCATAAAGAAATGCGTGAAATTCATGCACAAAAAAAGAATCGTAATACCTCGACTACAATGTAAATATCATGTGTAAAAGCAATGCCTGTATACAGAGAGGTAGGAGCAAATACTTTATATGAAGTTGTAAAAGTACAGACTTGCAGTGGACAGCCGCTAGAAGTAACAACAACTAGCGGTACTTTTGTCTATATGCAGCCAGGGGGAACAGCTGGTGATGCTTTTGGTAGATTCCGTATTTCTGAACCGTTTACAGTTTTTGATAGTCAGCACAGATACATTGAAAATGATAAGTGGTCTACTGCGACTGGTGGAAGTGCTAGCACATCCTTTGCTACAAATGAAAGCGTAGTAAACATGACAGTCACCACGGCTTCTGGTGACTATATCTACCGTGAAACCAAACGTGTGTTTCCTTATCAACCAGGGAAATCACTGTTGGTGATGGCGTCATTTGCTTTTGCTTCTGGTAAAACAAATTTGCGTCAACGCGTTGGATACTTTGGCACACAAAATGGTGTTTACTATGAGCAAAGCGGAACAACAAATTATTTAGTGTTGCGTAGTTACGTAAGTGGTTCTGTTAATGAAACACGTGTGGCACAAAGTACATGGAATGTAGATAAGTTTGATGGTTCAGATGCACAAGCAAGGACATTATACCCATCAAAAGGTAATATTTTTTGGGCCGACATTGAGTGGTTAGGCGTTGGTGATGTGCGTTGTGGTTTTGTTGTTGATGGTAAACCAACAATTGCACACATATTTCACAATGAGAATGTCAACTCAACTACATATATGACAACAGCTACGTTGCCGTTACGTGCTGAGATTGAAAACCTTGGCACTACTGCAAGTAGTTCAACAGCAAAAACAATTTGTGCCACTGTTATTTCCGAAGGTGGCTACGAAGGTTTTAGTCGTCGGTTTAATACAAGTCTTGGAACAACAGAAAAAACATTAACCTCTGCAGGTACCGTCTATCCAGTTATCTCTTTGCGGTTAGCGTCAGGGCGTTTGGATAGTGTTGTGGTTCCTTCTAACTTGAATGGGATTGTTACATCAAACCAAAACGTACAGTACAGAGTGATATTAAACCCAACCCTTAGTGGTGCTAGCTGGACAACCCATGCCAATGGCAATGTTCAGTACGACACATCTGCCACAAGCCTTAGCGGTGGCACGGATATACTGGGTGGATATATCCAAACCAACACAACGTTAGACATTAACTCTGTTAACGATTTTAATTTTCAACTAGGAAGAACTATTGCTGGTGTCAGTGATGTGTTTACTGTTGCCATGGTGCCAACATCACCTAACACAAAGATACTTGCAGATCTTTCTTGGTTTGAAATCATTTGAATAACGCCATGATACAATAAAACTATTGACAAAGAATTATGTATACCCCCGGTCCTCAACAGTACCCGCCCGCTGAAACCCCCCAGCTTCAAGCTGTTCCTCAGCCCCAGGAAAAACCTAAGGCTCCTGCTAAAGCAAAAGCTCCGGGTGGTGATGTAGGTGCATTCATTCAGCAATGCATTTCACTGTGTGCATACATTAAAGAACTGGAGACTCAATCACATTTAATCCACCTAAACTATGAGGGATCAAACTTTTTAGGGGTTCACGCATTTCTTAAAGATCAATATGAGGCGCACCTAGAACAATTTGATACTCTTGCTGAGTTTGTTCGCTCGATGGACTATCTCATGCCTATGTGCGGTTGTGGCCTCAAAGATGCAGCTCCTCCAGTGCAGGCAGTTACTTCTTACAAAGGTACTGACATGCTTGGCGTGTATTACAAAAATCTTGAAGAGCTTGGCATGAAAACCAAAAAGCTGGAGCCTGTAGCTGCCAAGGTGGGTGCTATTGATATTCAGAATTACATGGCTGAGTTATGTGGAGAAGCGTTTAAGGCGGCTTGGTTTATTAAAGCAACCTTGAGGAATGGATGATGGATATTTTTGATCCCGCTTCTTTATCTAATTTACCAACAGACTTTGGCGACGTTGCCATGAGTCGTGGACAAGCTCGTCAAATCATTGATCGATTTACGCAAGAAGCTGTAAGGAAAAACATAACTCCTGATGCGTTTCAAGAAGGTTTGTATTATCTGGGGCAAGTAGGACAAAGCCCAGATTTTACTCGAAGCACAATTCGAAACACATTAAAAAGCCCAATGGGCAGATTAATACTCGAAAATCCAGAACTGGCAACGCAAGCAGCTGGCCAGTTTGGTGATTTGGTTACAGGTGTTAATCCTGCATTAGCAGGTAAACATATGGGATTGGTAAATCAATTAATGCAAGAAGCCAAAAAAGATAACTTGTTGCGATCTAATGTAACTTATGACGAAATTAAACGTGAAGTACAACAACCTATGTATGGTGCTTTACAAGATTGGGTAAAAGATAAAAAAAGTAACACGGCTGCAATGGAGGTTTTAAAAGAATCATACTTAGGAAAAAATATAACGCCTGGTACAGTAAGCCGTATCTTTCCTAAAGGTATGCCAAAAACCGGGCTTCCTCAATACGCATTGGGAATACCTTTTAAATAGTTAATCGCTCCAGTGCTCAAGCCTATGGCAGTTGCAGCACAGCGGGATGCATTTACTCATCTCTTCTTCTATTTGGTTTATTAAAGCTACGTTAAGGAATGACTGATGGAACTATTTCAAAAACTTTTAAACCAAGTAAATCAAAAATACAAAAGTGCTGACAAAAGACTAGGTGGCTGGTTGCCTGGTGGCGGCGCACCAAATCCTTTAAGCCAAGCAGTTTCTTCGGTAAACCCACAAGATGCTTTGGGGTATTTATTTAGTGTCACAGGAACACCTGTGCAAAAAGAAATTGCAAACAAACTGCGTTCTACACTTAATTCAAGTACTTGGGGTGAAAACGTAAAACAATTACCAAAATTAATGTCAGCGGCCACGACCGAAATGAACCGCCTAGGTTTACCAGGGATATGGTCTACTGATTTTCCAAGAACAGCCTCTAAAAAATCTTCTAGGTTTTTTGGAACAGGAGGATTACCAGAGGGTGTTCGTGTGGATGTTACGGGCTCTTACGGAATGTATCCTCTTATGGGGCCTCATTATGACATTAATAATAAAGTTGTAAGTATTGGGCCTAAAACAGCAAGCTGGATCGCTGCTCATGAACTTGGTCATGCTATTGATGTTGCAAAAAATCCTGGGCGTTTTGCATTTGTTCAAAATCCAGAGTTACTTGATCGTACCATAAAAAATGCTGGTACACGTGCTTTGAGTCCTGGCGCCATTGTTGTTGGCGCAGGCGCTTTTAAAAATAACAAAGAAGATTCCTCACTTTTATCAGCGGGAATTGAAGGGGCGCTGGCAGGAATAGGATCTAATCAACACACATTGCGAGCAGAAATACAAGCAGATCGATATGGAATGCCTTTAGCAAAACAAGCTGGGGTGCCGTGGAACCATGGTCAAAACATATTGGCTAAAGGCAGTTATATTGCAAGTTCTGTTTACCCTGGTTTTGCCCAAGGTCTTGTTGGTGAGCTTGGTTCACGTGGAGTAAATACAATAGTTGATTTAACTGTTGCTGCAGGGCGAGCATTACAAGGATCAAAATTATCTCCAATGGAACAATCACTTGCCAAGTACGGATATGATCCTTCAAAACAAAAACTTGTATTCCAAGGTAATGAAATTAAAATAGATAAACGAGGAGATGGTGCTCAAGCTTTGTATGACTTTATTGCTAATCCAAACCGAACAATCGTAAGTGGGTATTAATTTATTCAACTAATCATTCCGAGGAGCAGTTAAGTGATGGATCCGGCATTATTTCAAGATTATATAAATAGCAATTGGACGTTAATTAATCCAATGCTCTAACCTATGACAATTGCAACATAACGGAATGCATTTATTTATTTCTTCTTGGATTCGGCGCCAGGCGAATCCTTGAGTGACCATTGCACCAACGTTTCTATCCTTACTATCAATATGATGAAACTCTAATACACGGTGATCATTCAAACCACAATGTTGACATTTCAAAGATTTTTTGTAGTCAAGAAACTTCTGCCGTGTTTTATTAATGCGTTGTTTATCTTTGGCCCAGGGCACTAACTTTGTTATATACCTGGCCTAAATATTATATAGCACACAGAAGGGATTCGAACCCTTATCGCATTAACTGTTTATAGCACTGCGTCCAGTACATCAACAGATGCCGCCCTATCCAATTGGTTCGCACTGTGTGAATCGGTCGTGCTGGAATCGAACCAGCTTTCCACGTAGCTTGTCGCTCTGTCCTTACCAATAGACTACCGACCGAGTGACCCCCAGATTTGTGCATCATCCGGCGTCCCGGAGCTAAGCATAGGGGGTGTTAACGCAAACCAGGACAGGCAAGTGTACCTTCATGGGCTGGTTGCACCCTGCCGACAGAGCAGCAGGGGTGGTTGATGGATCAGGTGTGCAAGCAGGGACCTGACCTCTATCAATGAACATTATACAATAAAAATCCCGGTTGCTCAAGCCGGGATTTGGTACTAACTACATCCCGCCAATGCCTACGTCACAAGACGTTAACATTGAGCATTTGTAGTATAAATCACTTTTTCTTGGGTGCAGGTTTCTTGGCTGTTTTAGCAGAGTCTTTAAATGCTTTGGCAGTAGGAGCGCCTTTGTCGCCAGGCTTACGCATTTTTTCGCCACTACCAGCGGCAATGCGTTCTTTCTTTTTGTTGATGTTGTCGTAAAGGCCGGGATCACCTGGTTTCTTTTGAGGCATGAGACTTCTGTTTCTCTTGTAACATCTTAAGCCACTTACATTCTTTTGCAGATTTTGCCCAGTCTTTTCCAGGGTTGGGCATGATCCGCTCTAGTTGCCAGAAGTATTCTTCGAGGCGTTCAGCCTCGGTAGGAATCTTCATTTGTTTTAGCACCAAACTTTTGCATAATGCCTTCCATGGCTTCAAGAGATTCCAAGCGGATCAGGATATCAGACAAAGTGTTAATAGTGATCGGATGCTCGGCACGTGCAGCAAACGCAAGGGCATCACGCAGACTTGTCGTTGCCTGTTTTACAGACTCTTTGACTTGGTTTGAAAGAGACATCTCAGATTCTTTGGGTAGCCTTACTATAACGGTTGCCGGCTGCATGCGCACGTAAAACGGAATCACATATAAAACAGTATGACAAACACACCGTTTTATGTGTGTAGAAACCTTAACAATGCAGTGCGGAAAACTAATCTTCTTCCCAGATCCAGGCCACTTGATAATCGTTGATGTACGGTTTAATGCCCAGGGACTTCATTAATTCAAAAATCAATCGCCCTTTGCCAAGGCGACGACCAAAGTTGTCAATGATGTTGTCATCCACAACAATCAAAGTTCCGTTCTTAATGATGTTTTTAGCAGCAAACAGCTCCTTGAGGTGGTGGGATGCAGGCGCCCAGTCGTCAAACCAGTTCTTGATGTTGTATGAATCCAAGTACAAAAGGTCGGCTTTGCCGGTTAATTCCCCCAGGGCTTCAACAGAATCTGAACAGATAACCTCTGCCCACTCCGTACTTTTTTCTGCTAACTCACAAGCTTTTGGATCGATGTCGATGCTAATGAGTTCGCCGCCGTGGAACTCAACGTAGTTATCAAACAAAAGTGTGGAGCAACCATCGCCTGCGTAGTTGTTTTCCTCTCGGTATGTACCAGTTTCGATAATGACTGGACGATCAATCTTATCGAGGTAATCAAAGATTGCTTGAAAGCCCTTCTGTCGGTTACCCAGCTTGGGTTTGGTTTGGTAAAAATAATCTGCCCAGGAGTCACTCATGGCCTATAGGTCGACACGAATGTAGGTAATGTCATCTA